TTAGCTTGAGCCTCTGCTTGAACTTTTTGTAATGCTGATTGAGCAGCAGCTTGAGATGACTGGATGTTACCTTGAGTTTGCATCTGGATCTTAGCTTGCTCATTCTCCATATCCTTCTTCTGCTTATCCTTACGCTTCATCTTAAGCAACTCATTAGCTAACTTAAGGTTCTTCATTTGACGTATATCAATAGCATCCTCTAGTCCAATTTGGTCACGCTGTAATGCAGTTTGAATGTTAGCCTCTAACTGAGCCTTTTCCTCTTCGTCTGGAGCAACTTCAATAAAGATACCAAAGTCGTGCAAGTACAAGTCTTTAATCTCCTCTAGCATACCAACAGCATACTTGCCAATCTGCATTGTAAACTCTTCTTTGAAGTCAGAATACTCTAAGATATCTGCAACACGAAGTGATAACGCTTCAGATAATCTGCGAGTAATAAATAAACTTCCTTCTAAGATGTGACGAGTTGCAGTATTTGAATTAAGTGCAGCAAGTTTCTGTACACCAACTAACGCATCAGGATGAGGCGTAGATCCATCACGAGCTTCATTTAATCCTGTTACATCACGGATCATAGTTAGGTATTGATTGTATGCATTGATTAATGCAGTAATCTTACCTTGACCACTATTAGTATTAAGTTCTTGGATTGGGATACGACCGTGGTTCATATCACCATCGGTTGTCATACTACGTCCAATAACACTACCCGTTTGGAAATACAAACGAAGAGCATCTTCTGGATTGTAAGAACCACCTGTACCCAAGTCAACCTCATTAATACCATCAGCATCGATGAACACACCATCCGGCACAACACGTTGTAAAACTTGTTGTAATTTAAGGTGAGTCATTTGAATTAAGTCAGCAAAAGGAATCATACGACGAGTCAATGACTCAACGATTCCTTTGTACATTCTTGGTGCTACAGCTATGTAGTTCGGTAAGGCATACTGAGAAGCAGACTTAGGGCGAACCATATTGCGAGCAAGCTCCCACTTAAGTAAATAAGGAGATCCAGGTACCATAATACCTTCGTACCATACATCAATTCTCTTCTCAATTCTTTCGAATCTTTCTTCAGTTCCTTCAGGAGGGTTGAAACTTTCATCTTTTTGGATTACACGAACACCATTGTTATCAAGATATTTCTTCTTGTAAACAAAAGTCTTATCTGTTTTATAATTAAAATATAATAACGTAACTACGTCTCTATTAAAGATATCGCTACGGTAAGGACGCATAATTCCATAATAATTGTACCACGCAGTTCCTAATTGCTGAATCTCTGCCAACTCCTCTTTTGTAATGTCTGGCTTAATCTTAATTAGTTCTGTGATTGGTACTTGCTTTACCTCACCCCAATAGAAGCAATCTTCAAATGTTGGAGACTCGGTGTAACTATATACAATGTTAGCGGGGTCAACATACTCCACACGAACTCCTGTTCCTGGAACAAACGAGTGTTTTACAACTCCGATTCCAATTGTTGTGATATCGTAGTCGACCCTTTTACGAACGTCTTGGTAATGGTTTAAATCTAAAATAGTGTTAATCGCCTCTTCCTCAGCAATCTCAATCGCAGGCTTATAGTTAATCTGCATATACAGAGAAAGCTCCTGGTCATTCTCAGGCAAGTCTTGCTCTGGCACGTTGAACGCATCGATACCAAACTCCTGCTTAGTTTGAACTAAGAAGTCCTTGGCAATCATATCAGCCTCCACCATGTCTTGGAACTTCGAACGTTTCTCAGCAGACATCGCATCTTGTGCGTATGCCTTAACTTCGAATAAACGATCGTGCATTCCGTTAACAACAATGTCAACAAACTTAGGAATAATAGGCACAGGAGTCCAATCTAGGTTAATGTGAGACATATCTCCATCTACCTCGAATTGGCTTTTGTATTTAGCAATCGGTTGCTCACCTCTAGCATAAAGTCTAGTGCGGTGGAAATCAATCCATTGTGAGTAATATCGGCAGCTATTGCCTGTCTTTGCAAACCATTCGTATGAGATGCTTTGCCCAATTCTTAAGCCGTATTCCCAAGAAGCCTTTTCCTGATCAGTTGCTAACTGCGAAGGAAACTGGGTATCGGGCATTAATATTCCAAGGGGTTTGTTCATATCTTCTTAATTCTACTGAAAGAACCAGTGTTATCGTAAGTTGCAAATTTAATGCTTATTTTTGACTCTTTTTTCTCAGGCAAATATACGTGCTTTTGATTTGCCATAATAGCATATCCTGAACTAATTGATGCGTCAAACTTTGTTCTGTCGTTTACATCGAATTTAGCCCAGTCTTGAAGCGTCTTATTAAACGGCATATCACCTATCTCATCGGGCTGACGGTAACTTCCTTCTAGGTCGTAACCTACATAACGCTCGATGTATGTCTCAATCGCTGTAGCGTGAGCCTGCTTGATATCCTCACTTGATGATGGGATGCCCCCAATCTCACGTTCTGTGAACGACAACTTACTTGCGTGCTTATCAGGACGATTCATTGAGAAGCCTCTGTAGCCTCTGTTCTTGAAGTGATAGAGTAGACGTGCTTTATTATTCTCGCAAAGCAGCGGCATTCCGTAGAACACACAAGCCATCAGCACCTCTTCAAAGAATATCTCAGCTGTCTGTGGACGAGCAATGTACTCCAAGAAAAACGCATTCGATGGAGCACCCGTCATATTGAACTTAGTCAGTCCGTGCAATGATCCGTTCGAGCCACCAAAAGTCGCACCTGAGATATCGTATGGGTCACAACCGAACGCACCAATGTGCTCATTACCTGGATAGCGGTTACCGTTCTTGGTAATAAAATTGTTTCTAACTCCCGGACCCGGTAGCCACGACACAAGGAATCGACCATTTCTGTCAGGTGTCCACACAACGTGCGTATCCTTCTCGCCATTTGCCCAATGGAAATACCCACGAGTCAGCACATGGTCCTGAATCATGCCGTCGTTGTAGTCTATCTGCTGATAGATTTTAGTCAGGTTGAATAGAGAGGACTTGGTCTCATCACGAAAGGCGTGAGACTCTGTTCTAGGGAACTGACGATAGAATTCGTTAAGTGCATCAGGGTCGGACTTCAATGAGTCCACCTCATTCTGCCAGTTGGTGATAACACCATTCGTAATCAACTCGCCTTCCTGTGCTGAAGCAACAGGCTCGATTGGGTCTTCTAATACTGCGTGACCAAACTCGTCAATATATCCCTCAAAGTTTTGACCCATTTCAATAAATAATGAGTATAAACCCGACTTAGTCTGACCATTCGCGTTTCTTTTTCGAACATCTGAGTCATAATATAGTTTTTTATAGTTTTCTCCACCTTTATCTAATGCGTTCGATGTTGAACCCATCATACACTTACCAATAATCCTTGAACCCAAACGAAGACAAGTCTTTCTAACTCGCCAACCGTTAAGTATGCTTAGTGGCTTCTCTAACTTAGCTGCCTCATCCTCAATGAGTAGTTTTAACTTTTGACCATCGAAAGAGTTGTCGGCCGTGTTCTTCCACGTGATTGTCGTATCTAATCCATCAATCTCCTCTTCCTCCTCCTTGTCCATATTCTTGCGAGTAATCTTCGATGAAGGTACGCGGAAGGCAAGCTCTGTAACAGGCGATGAGTTACCATCACGAGTAGGCATAAAAAAGAATGGGTAGTTGTTAATGATAGGCACCACCTTACCCGTAAACATCATCTTAGCATCGGTACCTGTCTTTGACATGATACCTACCGTAGAATCTCTTGTAGATGTGGCAATGTTAATCACCTCGGAGGAGGCCATAAAAGAGAATCCAGAACGACGGTTCTTTAGGTAGCATAGGCCAAAGCATCGGTTGTCAGCCTTACACGCTTCCCAAAACAAAAAGAATATTCGGTTTGATTCACGGAAGTCTGGTTTACCAACGTCAGTCTTTGTGAACTGAAGGTACATGTAATGACTACCTGTGATATAGGTTGGTACACTATTATTAATGAACCAATACCCTTGCTCACGACGCTTAAATTGTTCTTCTATGTAATCCACCCACTGAGACTTAAACGCCGTGTCCCGACGAGCCCAGTCAAACTGAGTCTTAATACGAGATAGCTCACGAGGGTATTCCTCTACTTGCCACTTGTTGTGCTTATAGTCAACCTTGTTAGGCGTAGCAGGAAGTGCTACCCTAAGATTCTGTATGTCGTAAATATCGCCAATAGTTCCGTCCTTAGATACAATAACAATATCGTATTCTTGGTCATAGCCATACGCCCAATCCTTCTTAGCGTTACGCTTATTAAGAATCTTTTCAGGTACAACGTTTTCAACTATCGTATATAAACTCATTTCTTTTTACTTGCAAATTTCTCAGCAAAACCTTTGTTTATCGTACTCTTTTCTTCTACCACACCATCAAGTATATTCTGCTCATCTTCAATGCGTTTAAGAATCTCGAACGCATCAAGTATGGCTAGTTTTTTTGCTTGGCTGGCCGACTTTAGTTTGTCTGCGGACAAGTCATCCTCCATGTGGGTAATGATCTTCTCCTCAGCAACCTTAATTAACTCTTCAACAGCTTTGTAACCAGAGTCAATAATGCGTCTTTTAAGCTCAGTTATTCTGTTCATCAAGTAGCATGGTTATGTTCTTGGTATACATTCGGTACACCTTCTGCCCATCAATCGTAAACGGATACTCACTCTCGGGCTCAAAGCTGACCCTGTCGCCCTCTTTTAAACCTAAGGCTAGCACTTCATCGTTCACGTACTTTATCGTGCCTACAAGGGGCTTCTCTGTGTCTGTAGTAAGTATGCCGGAGCAGTCGTTCTCAACAGGAGAAACAAACACGTAGCGGCCGACACCTTTCCACTCACCGTTTGGCTTCTTGTACGCATACGGGTCCTCCACAAAGAACAAGTTCTCTTGGAAATGATTCCAAGCAGACTTCTCTCTGCCTCGCATGTCATAGTAATACTTAAACGTGTTATGGTGCACAATGATCATGTCACCTGGCTCAATCGGACCCTCGTAACCAATAGGCGTAGAAATAACAATAGCCTCACGCATGGAGGCTAAGTGGTCTTCCTTCGATGATGAGATAATTATCTCGCCACGTGCGTTATCATACCTCTTGTTATCACGAGGGCTGACTAGATAAAAAAATGGGCTTCTCATTGTTAGAAGTCTATATTATATTCAATTATGAACGGCATGTTACCGTTAATCTTCTTCCATAACACAACCTCATTATCCCTCTCAATAAAGATTTCAATGTCATTAGACGACACATCCTGCTTAATGAGATGGATAACGTAGTTGCCCTGTAGGACAGACTGGCCATGCATATAATTCATGGCGTTCTTGTAGTCTGACCCTATTGATACCTTGCGGATTATCATTTCTTTTTAACTTCTCCGGTGGCAAAATCAACCGTCACATCACCATACTTGGCGTGCAACTCCTCTTGCATTGTGCGAAGTCCTAAAGAGGACTGCTCTAACTGCTTAAGGATTGATTCCTTTTCGATTTTCGCATTGTAAGCAGTAATCTCTACATCTGCTAATGCGTTACGCAATTCACGAACCTGAGCGTGAGTAGAGCGTAATTGGTCCAGTTCTTCTTGTTCTAACTTTTCCATTAGTCTTTCTTAAATACTTTTAG